AGTGGTTAGAAAAAAGAGATCAAACATTTATACAAGAATATGTAGGAGAATTAACAGGAGATAAAGGTAACCAAACTGGACAGGATGTAACAGGATTACCTCGATATTATGCTATGTTTGGTGGAGCTACAGGAACAAGTTCTACTACATCAGGAGCTATTTTAGTAGCACCCACACCAGATGCTAATTACCAATTTACTATTTCTTGGAATAAACTTCCTCAAGCTTTATCTGGAGCTAATACAACGACTTATGTTAGTCAATATTTTCCACAAGGGCTATTATATGCTTGTTTAGTAGAAGCATTTTCTTTTTTAAAAGGTCCAACAGATATGTTGACATTATACGACGGAAAGTATAAACAAGAACTACAAAAGTTTGCAGCGATGCAAATTGGAAGAAGAAGACGAGACGATTACACGGATGGAACAATAAGAATACCAATCGAGTCAGCGCCTCAATAATAGGAGAAAAAAATTATGACAATAACATCGGCTATATGTAATAGTTTTAAACAAGAAATTTTAGTAGAGGGCCACAACTTTACTAATGGACAAGACACATTTAAACTATCTTTATACTCAAGCAACTCAGCGACATTAAGTAAATCAACTACTGCTTACACTGCGCCAGCAGACGCGACAGCTGATCCAACAAACACTTACGAAGTAACTACTACTTCTTCTGGTTATTCAGCCGGTGGAAATAGTTTAACAAGTACGACTCCAGTTTTATCTGGTGACACTGCTTGTTGTAAATTTGCAAACACATCATGGACTTCTGCTTCTTTCACAGCAAGAGGTTGTTTAATTTATAACTCAAGTAATTCTAACAAAGCTGTATGTGTCGTAAACTTCGGTTCAGACAAAACTGTAACAAGCGGAACTTTTACAATTGAGTTTCCAGCACAAACTGCAGGCAACGCGATCATTCAGATAGCATAGGGAGTAAGTCCTTATGTCGGCAATCCGAACATTCACAGTAACGGTAGCTTCCGCTGACGGTGGTAATAAATATTTTATTGATGGAGTTCAACAAGAAACTGTAAATCTTGCAGAAGGTTATACTTATAAATTTGATCAGTCGGATAATACAAACAGTAATCACCCTTTTAGATTTTCAACTACTTCTGATGGTACACACAATAGTGGATCCGAATATACTACAGGCGTAACAACTTCTGGAGTACCGGGAAATTCTGGAGCTTACACTCAAATAACTGTAGCAGCTTCTGCACCACAACTTTATTATTATTGTACACAACACCCAGGAATGGGTGGTCAAGCAAATACTGTGGATTCAGACACTTGGGGTGTGTTGCAATGGGGACAAAACACTTGGAGTAATCAAGATGATGTTGTTGTAGCTCTTACTGGTTTGTCTGCAACTTCTGCAGTTGGTTCAGTAGAAACATTTCCAGAAACTGGTTGGGGTAGTGATAAATGGGGTGTTGAAAACTGGGGTCAGTCCGGTATCAATGTTACATTAACAGGATTATCTGCAACTTCTTCTGTAAATTTACCTAGTGAAAGTGTAGTAACAAAACCAGGATGGGGTACATTATCTTGGGGCATTAATGGTTGGGGATCTGTTGAAGCTGCACAATTTGCTTTAACTGGTTTATCCGCAACATCTTCAGTTGGATCTATAACTCTTCCAGATCAAGTAATGGGTCTAACAGGATTAAGTGCTACATCAACACTTGGTTCGTTAACAGTTAAATCAAGTGCTACAATTACTTTATCAGGTTTATCTACCACAGCATCAGTAGGAACAGTAACCGCTGCCGCACAAATAGTTGGTATGCCAGCATTGTCTGCAACATCTGCGTTAGGAAGTTTAACTCCTGCAAGTGTAATGGGTGTTACTGGATTAAGTGCATCTACAGCAATAGGAACAGTAGCAGTTACATCTGCTCCATTGATTCAACCAACTGGATTGAGTGCTACTTCATCTGTAGGATCACTAACTGTTAATAACAATACTGCTGCTACTTTAACAGGACTTTCAGCCACAAGTAGTTTAGGAACTTTAACTACAGTTCAACAAACTAATGCAAATCTAGCAGGGTTAGGATTAACTGCTACAACGACTTTAAATGACGCTAAATTAATACTTAAATATTATGGAGATAAATCACCTTATACTGGAGCTACTTATGCAGATAAAACACCTGCATAATTATGTTTGACTTAAAACTACATAACAAGTATAAATAACAACAATTAGGAGAACAAAATTATGGCATCAACTTATACAGATCTCGGTATAGAACTAATGGCAACTGGCGAAAATGCCGGTACATGGGGAACAAAAACTAACAACAATTTATCTTTATTTGAACAGTTAACTGGTGGATTTAATTCACAAGCTGTAACTGATTCAGGAACACCAACAGCCTTAACAATTGTTGACGGAAATACTACTGGAACAGCCCAGCATCAAATGATTGAACTTACAGGATCTATTTCTGGAGCTAGAGTTGTAACAATTCCTTTAGATGTAGAGAAAATGTATTATGTAAGAAATTCAACATCAGGTGCTTACACAGTACAATTTAAATATGTTTCTGGTTCAGGAGATTCATTTACTTTTGCATCAGATAATAAAGGTGATGCTGTTTTATTTGCCACTGCAAATGATGGAACTAACCCAGACATTTACACACTGCCTGCAGGATTAGGAGATGTAACTCTTACTGGAACACAAACTTTAACAAACAAAACTTTAACTAGTCCTAAAATTGGAACAAACATTTTAGATACTAGTGGAAACGAATTAATTAATCTTACTGCAACAGGATCAGCTGTTAATGAAATTACATTAGCTAACGCTGCTTCTGGTAATGCACCTAGCATTACTGCTTCTGGTGAAACAAACGTAAGTCTTAACCTTGTTCCAAAAGGATCAGGTACTTTACAAGGAAACGGTTCAGCTTTAAAAATCGCTGGTAAAGAAACTATATGGGTTCCAGCTGCAGCTATGTATGGACCAACTACTAACCCTGCCGATGCAGCACAAGTAGAAACAACAGCAACAAGACCAGATTTAAAAGTATTTGATTTTGATGCTAGTACAAAACAATACACACAATTTACAATTGCCATGCCTAAGTCATGGAACGAAGGAACTTTAACTTATCAAGTTTACTGGTCTCCTTCTACTACAAATACAGGAAATGCTATTTTTGGTTTGCAAGCAGTTGCATGTGCAGACAATGACACTATTGATGTTGAATACGGAACAAATCAAGATATTACAGATGCCGGTATAGGAACAGTCGAAGACCAACAAATTACAAGTGAAAGTAGTGCAATGACAGTTGCAGGTTCTCCTGCAGCAGGTGAACAAACTTACTTTCAACTATACAGAGATGCGGCAGCCGGTGGAGATACTTTTACTGGAGAATGTAGAGTTCTAGGTATTAAACTATTTTATACTACTGACGCGGCTAACGACGCATAAGGAATTTAGATATGAAAAAAATAGACACACCTTTAACTGTCGAAGGTAAAGGACAAACAAATAAACAATCACGTAGAGGTAAATCTTTTGGTTACCAAGTTTTAGGATTTGGATCTGGTGGTTCTATAGTTTATTGTTGTTTTATGTGTGCTTCTGGTGGATGTAGCACTGCTACAGATGGTGATTATAAAATTCACACATTTAATTCTCCAGGAACTTTTACAGTTAACAATAATGCATTAGCAACTGTAGACTACGTTATCATCGCTGGTGGTGGTGGCGGAGGAGCCCCACAATCTGGAGGAGGTGCTGGAGGTTTCAGAACTAATTTTCCAGGGGGTTATTGTGGAGGACTTGAAGTTGCAAAAGGAGCTTACGCTGTAGTTACAGGCGCAGGAGGAACAGGTAAATCTGCACCCTCTTCAGGACCTGGAAGTAAAGGAGTAGACTCTTCGGCTGTTGGTTTATCAGCAGCTGGCGGAGGAGCTGGAGGACCATGTGCCCCTAGTCCCTCAGTTACAACTGGAGGATCAGGTGCAGGAGGAGCATTTAACCAAGCTGGAGGAACAGGAAATACACCTGACACATCTCCTGTAGATGGCTCACCTCAAGGAAATAATGGAGGTCTTGGTGCCGGACCTGTTCAAGGTACACCCGATGGACAATTTAATCCTGGCGGCGGCGGTGGAGCTGGCGCAGTTGGAAGTAATGGAGGAACTACTAATGCAGGTGCTGGAGGAGCTGGAAGAGCTTCAACAATTTTAGGATCTGGATCACCTTTTACAAAAGGTGGCGGCGGAGGCGGAGGATCTCGTCAAGGTGGAGGAGCCGGAGGCGGGGGATCTGGCGGCGGAGGATCCGGAGGAAGAACTTCAGCTGGATCAAATGGATCTGCAAACACCGGTGGCGGTGGTGGTGGCGGAGGTATTAACTATGCTACTAGATACGCTGGTGGAAACGGTGGAACTGGAACAGTTTATTTGAGGTATAAATATCAATAATGGCACATTTTGCAAAATTAACAGAAAACAATACTGTATCAGCAGTTTTAAATGTTTCTAATAATGTTATAACTGATGAAAACAATGTTGAACAAGAATCATTAGGTCAACAACATTTACAAACACACCACAACTGGCCTGCAAATTTATGGATTCAAACATCTTATAATACTAAAAACAATCAACATACTGATGGTGGTACACCTTTTAGAGGAAACTATGCAGGTATTGGTTTTACTTGGGATTCTGAAAATGAAATATTTTGGCCACCTCAACCTTATGCTAGTTGGACTAAAAACAATACTACTGCAAGTTGGGATCCACCTGTAGCTGAACCAGAACCTACTGAAGAACAAATAGCTCAAATAAATGCAGGGACACATACCTGGAATATGAGTTGGGATGAAGCCACTCAATCTTGGGATGTATCATTTACACCCTATTCTGGATAATTGACTTTTTAATAAAATAATATTAAATAGCATATTAAAAGATATGCATAAGAAAGTATTAGTAGAAGAAACATCTGTTTATCATGGCAAAATAAAAATGCCAAAAGGTTATGAAATTGATCATGAATCATTTATTTTTAATATTACAGGATCTAATGTTTTTGATGTGCCTTTTCCTACTACAAATATATTTTCTGAATTAAATACTTATCTTATTGAAAACATTTATTTAAATTTTAAAATAATAATATCTAATGTAAAAACATGGGGAGATATTATTTACCCAACTAAAAAATCAGATATAGTTATTCCACCTCAAGATATTAAGCATCATTTTGTTTTACTTTTTGGAGTTAAAATTACATCAAAATCTACGTATGTTAAAATATATTTAAATAATAAACCCGTAATTTTTGAAATTAAAGAGGGAGAATTTGTAATGTTTCCATCTAATTTAATGTACAACTTTACTGAAAATAAAAGTAATAAATTTAACTTTATTCAGACTATATTATATGAGCGTTTCTAATCAATATTTTTGGTCTTTTCCTTCTGCTTTAACTCCTAAATTTTGTGATGAAGTTATTGAATATTCTAAATATGCAAAAGATCAAAAAGCAAGTGTTGGCCACCCTGAAGTTCAATATAAAAGAAAATCTAATATTGTTTGGTTAAACGATGAATGGATCTATAAAGAAATAGTGCCCTATGTTGATATAGCTAATAAAAATGCAGGCTGGAATTTTGATATTGATTATCATGAAAGTATTCAGTTTACTAAATACAAAAAAAATCAATTTTACGATTGGCATTGTGATAGTTTTGGTAAGCCTTTTGATAAACCTAAAGACTTAAATTTTCACAACAAGATAAGAAAACTATCTGTTACATGTCAATTGACTGATGGCTCAGAGTATGAAGGAGGAGAACTACAATTTGATTATAGACATTATGATCCTCACTTGAGAGATGAATCAAAACATGTTATCACTGTTAAGGAAATATTACCAAAAGGTTCTGTAATTGTATTTCCATCATATGTATGGCACAGAGTTCAACCGGTAACGAAAGGAACAAGATATTCTTTAGTAATGTGGAATTTAGGATATCCGTTTAAATAAAATGAAAATATTAGAATGTTTTAAAACACCTATATGGGCAATTGAAAAACCAGAATTTATAACTTCTTTAACTAAATCGACTGATCCATATATAAAAGAATCTAAAAAAATATTTAAAAATAAAACAAAAGATGATTTTGCAGCTTCTTATCATTCAACTCAGTTATTAGGAGATTCTAAATTTAAAGATTTTCATTCTTTTGTAGGACAAAAATGTTGGGATTTTTTAGATGCTTCTGGTTTTGACATGAGTCACTACACAACTTTTTATGAACAAAGTTGGGTTCAAGAATTTACTAGAAAAGGCGGTGGTCATCATAGTAGTCATATTCATTGGAACACACATGTTAATGCTTTTTATTTTTTAAAATGCAGTCCTGAAAATTCTTTTCCAATATTTCATGAACCTAGAACAGGTGCTCGTGCAACTAAATTAAAAATGAAATCAGACAAATCTATAAACTGTGCTACAGAACTTGTTCATTTTAAACCTAAACCAGGTGATCTAATTATTTTTCCAGGGTACTTAGAACATGAATTTTCAGTCGACTCAGGTAAAAAACCTTTTAGATTTATACATTGTTGCATAACAGCAGTTTTAAAACATATGGCTGCTAAATCTGAATAGTCATGTGGATTTATAAACATAAAAAACATAAAGAACTAAAAACTATTTTTTTAGGTTTAATTAATAGTATGCCTAATCAAGATATTAGAAGCGGAGCTGAAAACGTGCACAAGAGTGATTGGGACTTACCTAAAGATTTTAAAAGAGATTATCTGTATGCATTTTATAAATCTTTTGAAGATCAAATGACTGAAATTTGTGTAGATTTTCATTGTAATAAATGGGAAATACATAACGGTTGGTTTCAACAATATAAAAAATCAGATTATCATAAATGGCACACTCATCCTAGAGGTAATTTATCTGCTATATATTATTTAGAACTACCTCAAGAAGAATTAATAACAGAATTTTTTGATGGTAGTAAACCTAATGTAAAAGAAGGAGATGTATTATTTTTTCCTTCTCACATGTTGCATAGATCTCCAAGAAATAAAACAAATAAAAGAAAAACAGTTATAGCTTTTAATTGTGATTTCTTCGAATGGGATGGTAAAAAATGAGTTTTAAAAAAAATAAATATACTATAATTAAAAGTGCTATATCAAAAGACTTAGCAACTTTTTGTTATAATTATTTGTTAATGAAAAGACAAGTTTATGATACCTGTGTAAAATATAAATACTTATCTCCTTTTGAAAGTGTTTTAGGACACTATGAATTAGCAAAGGATCAAGTGCCCCACACTTATTGTAATTATTCTGATATAGCTATGGAAACTTTATTATTAAAACTTCAGCCTATTGTAGAGAAAAAAACTAATTTAAAATTATATCCTAATTATACTTACACTAGAAATTATTCTAAAGGAGATGAACTAGTTAAACATACAGATAGAATGAGTTGTGAAATATCAACAACTTTAAATTTAGGTGGTGATATGTGGCCTATTTATTTAGAACCTAAAAAAGGTAAACCACTTAAAATTGATTTATCACCTGGTGATATGTTAATATATAAAGGTAAAGATTTGTATCATTGGAGAAAACCTTTTCAAGGAAATGAGTGTGTTCAAGTTTTTTTACACTATTCAGATATAAAATCAAAAGAAGCTGGACCTAATATGTTTGATAAAAGAATGCATTTAGGTTTACCGGATTGGTTTAAAGACAGGACATGAAAGATTATATAATACAAGACTTAACATATATAAAAAATAACAAAAGTAAGTTTATTGAAGGAGCCATATTAGCTCACAAAAGATTTGTATTTGCTTATGGAGTTCCATTTAATAAGATGTCGTCTACGTGGTTTTATAGGTATTATAATTTATCTACACTAACTTTTGGTTGTCCTTTTTACTATAAATTTTTTATGGACTTACAAAAAATTATACGAAAAACTGCAGGTCATAATAAACCCTTGTGGTATCAATGTTGGTTAAACTTTCACAAACAAGAAGAAGTATTAGATTGGCATGATCATCAAGATTGTTCTTTTCATGGCTATGTTAGTATTGATCCTAAAGATACAGAAACTCAATTTGAAAAATTTACTATTAAAAATAAAGTAGGTAAATTATATATGGGTCCAGCTAACTATAAACATAAAGTTAATGTTTTATCAGGTTTTGAAGGAGAAAGAATTACTATTGCTTTTGATGTATGTTCAGTTCAAGATAGAAAAAATTCATTAAAGAAAAATAATAACAACGAAATAGATGTTAACACAGGGTTTATTCCCTTACCTATATAAGCCTTAGATTTTAATCTATTGAAATAGCGCATAATCTGTTATATTACCTAATAAACAGGTTTTTATATGCTACAAAAATTAGGATTTTTACCAGGATTCAACAAACAAGTTACGCCTACGGGAGCTGAGTCACAGTGGACTGAGGGAACAAATGTACGTTTTAGGTACGGCACACCTGAAAAAATAGGTGGTTGGTCTCAATTAGGTGATAGTAAATTAACTGGCGCAGCCAGAGGTTTACATCACATGGTTAATAAAGAAGGTATTAAATACTCTATCATAGGTACTAATAGGATTTTATATGCTTACACAGGGGGAGTGTACTATGATATACACCCGTTAACTAATCCATCCGGCACAGCACTTACAAATGCATTTAGTACAAGTAATGGATCACCAACAGTAACTATTACATTTCCATCTGCACACAATTTTGAAACTGGAGATATTATATTATTTGGAGATACTACTACGTTTACTGCAATTACAGGTTCTAATTTTGGAGCTGCAGATTTTTGTGATAAAAAATTTATGGTAACAAGCACACCTTCGGGATTAACTATTACCATTACAATGCCTAGTAATGAAGGAGGAGCAGGAGCAACTACCTCTGGAGGTATAACTTATTTTCAATATTATCATGTAGGTCCACCTGATCAGGTTGGAGTTTTTGGTTATGGTATATCACAATGGGGTGGTTCAGTAACCAATCCTCAAACAACAACTTTAAATGGAGCATTAAATGCTGACTCTGCTGGAACTGGTGGAACTGGAACTACAATTAATGTGGCAAGCACCACGGGTTTTCCAAGTTCAGGAACAAATTTTATACAAGTAGATAACGAAGAAATATCTTATACAGGAATTACAGCTACAAGTTTTACTGGAATTACTAGAAATGTTAGAGGAACATCTAATGCGTCTCACAGTAATGGAGCAACAGTAACTAATTTTAGTGCTTACTCAGCTTGGGGTCAAGCAGCATCAACCACGGACAAAGTTGCAGAACCAGGTATGTGGTCACTAGACAATCTAGGTAGCACTGCAATCTGTTTAATATTTAATGGTGAATGTTTTGAATGGAATTCAGATCTATCTAATGCGGTAACAACAAGAGCAACTATTATATCTGGTGCACCAACTGCATCTAGAGATATGTTAGTATCAACTCCCGATCGTCACTTAGTATTCTTTGGAACAGAAACAACGATTGGTAATAAAGCTACACAAGATGATATGTTTATAAGATTTTCTTCTCAAGAAAATATTAACGACTACACACCTACAGCTGAAAATAGTGCTGGTACACAAAGACTGGCCGCTGGATCACGGATCATGGGTGCTAAACTTGGTAGAAATGCATTATATGTTTGGAGTGACACAGCATTATTTACCATGAGATTTGTTGGAACTCCTTTTACATTTGCTTTTGAACAAGTTGGTACCAACTGTGGATTGATAGGTAAAAATGCAGCTGTCGAAGTTGATGGTGCTGCGTATTGGATGTCAGAAAATGGTTTTTTTAGATATACTGGTAAACTAGAATCTATGGACTGTTTGGTTGAAGACTATGTTTATGATGATTTAAACACAACATCTAATCAAATGGTTTTTGCTGGTATTAATAACTTGTTTGGAGAAGTTATATGGTTTTATCCTACAGCAAATTCAAACGTAAATACAAGATCAGTCACATATAGTTATCTAGATTCAACTGCTAAACGACCTATTTGGTTTACTAATGATAGTACTTTATTTACAAGAACAACTTGGCAAGATTCAGCTGTATTTGGTTTACCTCACGCAACTCAATACGATGCAGGAACTGACAGTTCTTTTGACGTGACAGGAAACACAGAAGGAATTTCATATTACTATGAACATGAAACAGGAGTCAATCAAGTAAGACTAGGTGTAACAACAGCCATTCCTGCAGACATTACTTCTGGTGATTATGATATTACACAAAAAGTAATTAGAGGAGCTGCAACTAATTTAGGAGATCTTAGAGGTGATGGTGAAAATATTATGAGAGTTAGTAGAATTATTCCTGACTTTATTAGTCAACAAGGAAATGCAATTATACAATTAGATTTAAGAAACTATCCTAATAATTCATCCGCTAGCTCATCCCTTGGTCCTTTTACTGTATCTTCTACAACAGAAAAAGTAGACACAAGAGCTAGAGCAAGAGCTATAGCTTTAACTATATCTAACACTGCTGTTGATACTAGTTGGAAACTAGGCACTTTTAGATTAGATATACAAGTTGGAGGAAGAAGATAGTGGCTAAAATAGTACAATCACTAACTCGTGCAAGCTCAGAGTATGAAGAAGATGTAGCTCAATCTTTAATTAGAGATCTAGATGCTGTGTTAGAAAAATTAAACACAACATTTCAAGAAGAATTAAAACAGGAGATAGAGGCTAGAAGTCTCTTTTTAGATTAATGGCAGTAGTAAATCAATATAAATTTGTAGGTGTAGATAATAGCACAAGCGGAAGTGCATTAACACCTTTTGGATCAGGTGTTCCAGCTGTAAATGAAACTATAATTATTAAATCTATATTAGTTACATCTGCAGGTACACCAATTGTAACGATCCTTAACAATAGTATTACAGCTATTAAATCTAAAGCTTTAACAGCTAATGAAACTACAGAATTATTAACCCAACCGTTAATAGTAGAAGGTGGAAAAACCTTTACAGTACAATCAAGCACAACAGACTCGTTTGATGTAGCTATTAGCTATTTAAACATTAAGAAAGAGGTAACAACATAATGATAGAAATAACACCAGATAAGATAATAACTACGATTAAGAACAAGAAAACAGGAGAAGTATATAAGACAGAAGAAGCTTTAAAAGCTGCAAATATACCTGAAGAGGATGTGCAAAGAGACATAAGAGTTATCATGCCACCTCTTGATTTGTTCGGAAAAACAAAGTAAAAGGAGATACTATGGACGAAAAAATTTCAATGAACGAATCAATAGAAGCTGGAGCACCAAACATTAAATATAACCGAGGTGATATAAGAATGGGCGCTGGTAGCGAAGACCAACAAGGCAAAGAAATTGCGGCAGAAATATGGTCACAAATGGAACCAGAACAAAAAGTTCAGTTTCCTAGTTTTGAAGCTTTTTTCATGAGTGGTATTTGGAAACAAATTTTACAACAGTTGCAACAAGATCAATCAGGAATTAGATCTCAAAGTCCAGAAATGATGATGAGTGAAAAC